CAGCAGCTCGTAGTCGCTCTCGTTGGATGCGCCGAGCATCTGCCCGGCTCTCGCCCAGTAGGCGAGGTTTTCGCTGCGGTATGCAGGGTTGAAGCTGATGACCGCCTCTGTTGGGTAGCGAGGATCCTCGCCGGCCAGAGAGGGGCCGCTTGTGAAGCCGCCGGTCGCGTAGCCTTCAGGGGCCGAGCCGCCGCCGGTGAACAGTCCGACCACCCACCCGAGGCCGTCAGCGACCCATCCGACCACCTTGGAGATCCAGCCGACGATCGTGGCAAGGACGTCCGCGATGGGTTGCAGGATGCTGAGGATCGGGGTCAGGATCGGCACGAGCGCCTGAAGGATAGCCATCAGGGGAGGCAGCAGAGCCTCGACGATAGACATCAGCGGTGGCAGCAGCGGCATGACCACGTCGTTGACCAGTTGGAGTGCGAGCTCCAGCAGCGGCGTGATGACCGGCAGCAGACTGGTGATGAGCTGAGTCAGTACCGGCAGGACGGCCGAGATGATCTGCGTCAGCATCGGCAGGATCGTGGCGAGGATGCTCGCGATGGGCGGTAGGATGGCCTGCACGATCTCCATCAGGGGCGGGAGTAGTTGCTGCGCCAGATCCAGCAGCGGTGGCAGCAGAGAGCTGATGAGCTGCGTCAGGATCGGCAGGAGACTCGTCGCCAGTTTTGCCACCAGCGGGAGCACCTCTTTCAGCGCGTCGCCCATTCCCAGTAGGAACTCCTGAATGAACGGCATACACTCGTTGAGGGTGTCGGTGATGACCGGCGTGATCGACTCGAAGGTCTCGGTCAGGATCGGCGCCAGTGCGGTCAGTGTGTTGGCGATCATGGACGCCATCGGCAGCAGCGTCACCTCTGCGGATCTCTTGATCTGCTCGAAGGCGCTGCCGAGGTCGTTGTACTTCACGTCGTTGATCTGTGCGAGCGCTGCCGCGCCGTCATAGGCTGCGGTCTCGATGTTCGCCAGTACCGGCAGCACGCCGGCCTCCAGATCCTCGAACTGCGTGCCGAACAGAGCGACGCCGATCTGATTTCTCTGAAGTGGATCCTCGAGTGCGTTGAGAGCCTCCACGGTGTCGAAAAACGCCGCCTCTGCGGTGTCCCCGCCGGCGGCAAATGCCTCGAACATGGCGTCAGCGTTCAGGCCGAGGCCCGCGAAGGCTTCGCGGCTGCTGTCGCTTCCGTCTTTGGCTCTGATGTTGAACTCCTTCACAGCGTCGCCGATCTTGTCGATGCTGAACAGGCCAGCGTCGGCGCCTTCGATCAGGGAGCTCATAAACTGGTCGGCACTTAGGCCGAGGGCGGCATATTGCCCGCTGTACTCATTGAGAGTGTCCAGCAGGTCGCCGTTTTTGTCGGCGCCATTCTGTGCGCCGGTCGCGATCAGGCCGTAGGCTTCCTCGGCGCTGATGTTGAAGTTTTTCATCAGGGCCGACGCTGCTCTGGCGCTCTCGCTGATGTCGTAGTCGAAGGTATCACGCAGCACGAAGCCGGCTGCGGTTGCCTGCTCCAGAGCCTCGCCGGTCAGATCGCTGGCCTTTTTCGTGGCTGCCAGACCGTCTGCGACGTCTTGGAAGTCATCGCCGAGGCCCTTGGCGTAGACGCCCTTGACAGCGTCGCCCAGCGCCTCCAGCTCTGCGCCGGTCGCGCCTGTGGAGGCCGAGAGGTCGTTCATGGTGGTGTTGAAGTCGTTGCCGAGCTCCGCGAGGTACTTGCCCGCCTCGACGACCGCCTTGCCGGTCGCCACGGCGACGCCTCCCATCGCTGCACCGACGCCCACGGCCTTCCAGTTGACCTTCTCGAGGTGTCCGGCGACGTCCTCCATCGCTTTCCCCAGTGAGGGGTCGATGGTGCCGGCGAAGCTCACGACGGCCTGAAGGACTTTATTTTTTCCGGCCATGTGTGTCACCTCCTTCGGATTTTCCGGCCCTTATAATTGGGGATCTGGTGCCGTTTGGCGGCCTTGGCTTGTTCTTCCTTGGCCTCCTCGACGGCCTCCCCGTATTCCGTCAGGAAGTCGGTCAGGCGTTTTCCTTCGAGGTCTCTCCGGGAAGTGTGGAAGGCTCGCCCGTAGTCTCGGAGGGCTCGTCGGAGCTGCTTTCCTCGGAGGTTTCCACCGACCTCGAAGTAGTAAAATTTCGGCCGATCCTCATGAGTGCAGTGACGTCAGGGCCGGTCAGGCGCTCGAGGTCATTGACGTCGATCTCGGGATTGACTGCGATGACTGCCATCATGCCGAGGTAGATGTGCAGCGTGTAGTCCAGCTCGAAGGCGCCGGCGCTGCCGCCTGCCTTGCCCGTGGTGGCCTTCAGCTTTCTGGCCTCAGCTTCGGCGAACATGGCGACGGTGATCGCGCCGGTGTCATAGGTCAGCTCTTTGACCTTCTTGCCGTTGACGGTGAGAGGGGTGCCGAGTTTCAGCTTTTCCATGTGTGTTGTCTCCTTTCAAAAAATGAAGCGCCGCCCCGGTGATGGAGCGGCGCCTCGAGTGTTAAAGCAGGCTGCGGATGGTCTTGCAGTAGTCCACGCCGTCGATGCGCATGATCTGGTTGAGCTGGTCGATCAGCCAGAACTCAGCCCCGTCGACGAAAAGCTGGTAGCGGCTCACTGCGAAGGTGAGCTCGTTCTCGCTTGCGGCGCCGGGATCCACGGACAGGCCGGGGATCGTCTTAGGCATGGCGCGGATGAACGCCTTGCAGCCTTCGGTCTTGGTGGAGCCGTCGGAGGTCTTGACGTCCTGCGCCCATCTAAACTCGATGGTTTTGCTCTCGAGCTTCACGAGAGTACGCAGGCCGAGGTCGATGCCGATCTTGGTGATCGCCGCCTCCATAGCTTCGATCTGGCCGAGGATAGGCATGGTCATGGTGCCCATCGCCCGGAAGTCGGCAGTCACAGGAGTGACGCCGGGCAGAGTGACGGTCACGTCTTTCGCGACCAGTTTCCCGTCGACGTACACGGTGTCGGCGAGGATGGGGCCCTTCAGGTCAAGCCACTTTTCCATTATGCGTCACCTCCTTCGTAGTAAACGGAGAAGCCGGCGTCGGTGTATGCGACGTAGACGCTGGCGCTCTTGAGGGGAGGCGTAGGAGTGACTGCGATGTCCCATCTGAAGTCGCCGTTCATGATGTCGGTGGTGCTGTTCTCGGACTCGAGGAACAGGATCACGGGGTCGCCGATCAGGGCGCCCATGCTGACATAACCGTCGAGCTTCTCCTGCTCGCGGTTGATGATGCGATCCTTCAGAGCGCGGGTCATGGGCTCGTCGATCTCGGGGCTCCACTCGCGCTGGAAGCTGTTGGTGATGTGCATCAGCATACGCATGGAGACGTCGAAGATGGCGCGAGGATCCGCCTCGGCGCCGTAGGTATAGGCAGCGGTGTGGTCGCCCCACAGTACCCACTCGCCGGCCCACGCGACGACGGTGCAGATGCCCTTCTGAGTCAGCTCCTTGCCGGTCTGCTGATCGAAGCCGCGGTTTGTGGCGTTGGCTCCGAAATACTGCTTGATGACCGGGACGGCCTTGTTGCCGCAGGTTTCCATCGGGACGCTGTTGTGGCTGAAGTCGGCTCTCATGAGCTCTACGGTCGCCAGCGTGCTCAGGTGGTAGACGTTGCCGAGATTGTCGACGGCCTGCGGCCAGTAGACCTTAGAGCGTTCATTGTTGAAGGCGTTGTTCTGCTTCCACGCGATCGCCTTCTCGATGGTGTCGACGGCTGCGGCGTTGGTGGGATCCACCAGAGGCAGGTCGGCGACGACGAAGGCGTCCCAGTGGCCGTTGATTTTGCGGCTGGCCGCGATCATAGCATTGTAGACGGCAGGGCTGTGGCTCCAGCCGGGCGCCGCGATCAGGTTGCAGACTGCAAACTGCTCGGGGTACAGCAGAGCGATGGAGCTCAGGCCGCTGTATTCGCCGGAGGCAGTCACGCCGCCGATGATGTCAGCGTCCTCCAGCATGGAGTCGTCGACGTCGAAGTAGCTGGCGGTCAGGGTGCCGGCCAGAGGTGCGTCCTCGATCAGGCTGGTGATGATGACGCTGCCCTTGGTGAAGTTGTAGTCCACAGCATAGTCGACGCCCTCCTCGTAGTTGCCGGCGTCGTCGCCAGCCTTTGCGATGGTCAGGGTGTCGAGGATGATGGTGGAGCTCACGAACTCGGCGCGGCCGCCGGCGAAGCTCAGAGACTTGGTCGTCTCGACTTCCTTGCGGTGCTTACCTTCAGCCGGATCCAGCACGTTGATGACGTAGATCGGGCCGATGTTGCCGAGGGTGTTGTTGAAGTGCGCGGTCATGACTTCGCAGAGGGTAAAGGTGCCCCAGTCGGCAGCGTAGCCGAGCTTCTTCTGCGCGTCGATCATATTGGTCAGCTTGATCGGCTCATTGATGATGCCGGCCTCGCCGAAGCCGCGCACGAGATTGACAGGCGCGGTGCCGATATAGACCGGCGTGGTGCCTGCCTGTACGGCGCTCTGTGCCACGGTTTCACCGATGTGGCCGTATGCGCCGTAGAGGTACTCGTTTGCCATGTGCTTATCCTCCTTCTTGGAATAAATTAGGGCGGCCAGTTTTGCCGGTCGCCCTTAAAGGAATTGATTGTAGGTTTTCGGGTTGCGCGTGAGCGTCTCCTCGATGGTCAGCTCGGCCCACGCAAACCAGTACGGGTAGAAGTCCGGGACAGCGTCCTGCTCAGTGACGAGGCCGAAGGTGATGCCCTCCTCCTTGATAACTCGGAGGCCGTTCATGTATTCGGCGTTTTCGATCTCTCTGAGGGTTGTGTCCACGAAGCTCCATGCGTCGCGCCAGCCTTCTCCGTTCTTCTCGAAGTAGGCACTCGTCTCCTCATTGTACTGCTGGATGTAGGTGCCGCTGCCATCGCCCCGAGGTCTGAAGATGTCGGGCCCGTGATACCCGGGATCCCACGCAGAGAAGCACAGCCGGATCCTGATGCCACGGGAGTGCGCGATCATGTCGTCCTCGCCCTTGACGATCTGCACGCAGACCGACGGGATCGGCGCGGCGATCTGAGGGGGCGTCCTGTCCTTTGAAGGGACGAACAGGGAAAAGGCGGCCGGGTTGACCAGTTTGTAGGGGTAGGAGGCGTCGTTGGCATTGTCGTCCGGGAGTTTCAGCTTCACCAGCGGGCAGACGTTTTCGGTCAGCCACTCCCTGACGCTTTCGATGCTGTTCACTATGGACACAATAGCACCTCCTACATGGTCACAGTCTGGCCGAGAGCCACGGTTGCGATCCCCATGTCCTCGCTCCAGTCGTTGACGATATACTCGCGGCCGTCGACGTTGAGCCCTTCACCCGCCGGGCGCCGAGCAGGCAGATCCTCGACTGCTGCATAGAGCAGCAGTGAGGACTCTGCGACGCTCAGCTCTTGCCCCCCTTGGCGCTCCTTCAGGGCGTTCTCGTCGATGACTGCCGTGATGGTCTTACCTTCGACTCTGTGCTCCTCACCGAACTCCTCGAGGTTGAGGAAGGTGCTGCGCACGTCTTTGGCGACCATCTCCTTGAAGCCGAAGCCCATTAAACGGGATCCGCGGCGCCGATCTGAGGGGGCTCCTCGTCATCAGCGCCAGCCGCCTTCTTCGCGGCCTCGATGGCAGCGATGACGTCGGCCTTCTTGCGCATAGCAGAAGTGTCGACGCCGTAGGAGGCGGCGATCTCTTTTAGCTCGTCGAGCTTCATGTCCTCGCTGTACTCAGCAGCATCGGCAGGATCTTCGGGATCCTCGCCGTCAGGAGTCTCGGGATCTCCCGCGGCAGCGCTGTCAGGGTTGTCGGGATCCTGCGGCGCAGGTGCGCCGGCCGGGTCGGTGCTCTCAGGATCTTCGACGGTGTCGGGGTCGACGAACTTGGCGACGCCCTTCTTGACCAGACGGGCCTCCAGCTCGGGGTCGAGTTTCTGAGGGCCGTCAGCTTCGGTGATGGGGATCACCTTGCGGCCGTTATAGTAGCCGAAGGTGCCCGCGATGATCTGGATCATGCTGTGCTCCTTTCTGCCGCGCTTAGACCGTCAGGACGTCCGCGGCGATAAATGCGTTTTTGTTGTTGGGGATCAGCAGGGGGCGGCTGGAGATCGTCAGGCTGCGAGTGTTGCCCTCAGCGCTGGACACATACTTAGGCACGCGGCGGCCTGCATAGGTGTGGACGTCGCCGTCAGCCTGCTCAACCTGAGATACTGCGCCGTACAGGGTGCGGCCGGCAGCGGGAGCAGTCAGGACGCACTTGCCGGAAGGGATGTAGAGCTTGTCGCTGCCATCGTCGTCGGTGTAGGTCTCGTCGTAGGAGATCACGCTGATGACACGGCCGCCGACGTTCAGGCGAGCCATCTCAGCCGCGCCGGCAGGCAGCATCAGGGGAGCGACTTCGCCGATGTTGAAGCGGCGGTTGTCGAGCATCTCCTTGATGGCGGCGTTGTTGATGATCGCGTCGGCGACGTCAGGAGAGCATACCAGCTCGGAGGCGCGGAGGCCCTTGCTGGTCAGCATACGGATCATCGCGCCGAGGTCGGCGAGGATGTTGGCGTCCGCTTCGTCCCACGCAGTAGTAGGAGTATAGATGGCGGGGTTGGTCTCGCCCTCATAGAAGCGGATGTCGTTCTCGTCACCTTCTTCGATGTCGTCGGCGATGTGCTTCATGATGCAGCCGTTGGTCAGCATGGTCTCTGCGGCCATGGCCTCCTCACGTCTGGTGATCATTTCGCCCAGCTCGTCGGCGTCCTTCAGGGTGAGGGTCTGCTGACGCTGCTCAGGAGTGAGCTGAGAGTACAGAGCCTCGGCGAAGCCGCGCTTCTTCAGGTCGTCGATGGTGAGCATACGCTTGGGAGCCACGAAAGGAGGAGTGAAGCGCTCCATGTGGTAGCCCTTGCGCAGTACGGAAACGCCGCCCTTGCGAGGAGCGACGAAGGGTGCCAGCTTCTTGCTGCCGTCACGGTATTCCACCAGAACATCCTCACTCAGGAAGATGTCGGTCGCGTCGTTGGTAGGAAAATAACGATCGCGCAGGAAAGTGGTGGGAGGGGTGAGCTGCTGCACTGCCATCAGCAGCGTGTGGGTGTCAAAAAAGTTGAAAGGCATTATTTTGTCCTCCTTCTCTTAGTATTCGACTGCGTCGGAGAGCAGGATGCCAGCGTTGCGCAGGATCTCCTCGTCGGCAGCGGTGAAAGTGTAGCCAGTTTTGACAATGAGTTTGTTGCGGTTGAAGTGGCCGAGGCGATAGGCGACGGCGGTCACGTCCGCAGAGGTGCCGACTTCGTAGTCGTCGGCGAGGATGCAGTTTGCGGTGAGTGTCTCGTTCGTGGCGGCAGTGTTGCCGAGGACGACGTACTTGCCGTCACCACCCGTGCCGGTAGAGAGAGCGAGGACGGTGCCGCGCTTGATGGTGCCGGCAGCGCCGAGCTTTCTCAGGGTGACGTGGAACACGTCGGTCGAGGGGTTCGCACCGTTGATGAGCTCATCGTATGCGACGGAGCCGATGGTTTCGTTGAGTTTCTTGCTCATTACTTCTTACCTCCAGAGATAGATTTGTAGGTGTTGACGATAGCGTCCACCTTGGCCTTGTCGTCGCTCTCGCTGCCTTCTTCGCCGCCGTTAGGGGCAGCGCCCACGCCGGCAGCGCCAGAGTCCTTGGCGTCAGCCTTGACGTCTGCGAGATGCTTGGTGCCGAGTGCGGCCTGCTTCTGCATGGCCTTCAGCGCGAGCTGCTCGGCAGTGCAGGGGGTTTCGCCATACTTGGCGTCGTGGACGAGCTGAGCGTCGCCCACGCTGGCCTCGATGCTCTCGATGGCCTGAAGGCGGGCGCGTTCTGCTGCGATCGCCTCCGTTCTGGCAGTCTCGGCGGCCTGCTGCTCGATCTGAGCCACGAGGTCGGGATGCTGCGCTCTCATTTCTTCGAGGGTCATGGTTTTGTTTTCCTCCTTCTTTGTGGCCGCCGCTTTGGGCTGGCCCTTTTTATTTCCAGCCGCGGAGGCGGCGTGGATGCTGTTGTTGACCGGGATCGCCCCGGGGATGTTTCTGAAGGCGCCGACGTCGTGACGGATGCCTGCGACGAGGAGCACCTTCTTGTCTGCGCTCACGGTGGCGGCAGGGCCGTCATCCTCGAGCAGGGTGTTGGCGAAGCCGTTGTCGACGGCCTCCTGACCCACCATCCACGTCTCGCGGGTCATCATGCTGCGGAGCTGCTCGACCGCGATGCCGGTTTTGGCGTGGTAGATCTCAGCGATGGCTCTCTCGCTGGCGTCGAAGTCCTTCTGGAGCTTCTTCAGGTCTGCGAGGGTGTAGTAGTCGTACAGCATACCGCTGACGCCGTGGATCATGACCATGCTGCCGGGGTAGACCTGCACGTCGTCGCCGGCGCACATGATGACGCTTGCGGCCGATGCCGCGATGCCCTCCACGATGACGGTCTTGGTGCCTTCGAGGCCCTTGATCGCGTTGTGGATCGCGATGCCGGTGTAGAGGTCGCCGCCGCAGCTATTGATCTTGATGGTGATGTTGCTCTTGCCCTTGACCGCTTCCAGATCCTCGAGGAAGCCCTCGGGGGTGATGAACAGACCGGCCACAGGCTCGCCCGTCCACCAGTCAGTAGGCTGGCGGCTCATGACGTCGCCATAGAGCACGATCTCGCCGGTGTCGTCGCCGGTGCTGGCGATGTTCCAGAACTTCGTGACCTTGGCTCCGGCAGGAGAGGCGGGAGCAGGCCCGGCATAGAGCCGGGGTGCGCTATTTGGTCTCATGTTGTTCTCCTTCCTTGGTGATAGATCTGACCGCCTCAGCGATGACCGCGGCGCGGATCTCTGCCGAGAGGGTCGTGCCGGAGGCAGTGCCGTCGCCCGTCTGGCCCTGCGCCTCCCTGAGTTTTTCGTTTTCTCGGGCGATCTGCTCGACGTTGGCGTCCCACTGGCCGCCGTTGAGTCTGATGGTCGCCTGTTCTCTGGTCGTGATGCCTTCGCCGATCGCGAGGATCTCGGCCGTGATCTCCTTTGTCGGATCGAGCTGTCCCTGAGACGGGCCGATCCATTCGGCGCCGAGGTATGCGGCGCGGATCGCGGGGTCGCTGAAAAAGCCCGGGGCGATGATGCGGCCGCGCGCTACGGCCTCGGCCATCCAGATCTCATAGATCGGAGCGCAGAAGTCGTTGACAAACCACTCGCGGCGCATTTTGAAGGCTTTCCACGCCTCCAGCATCGCTGCGCGGCTCGCGCTGTACGAGCTGTTGAAGGCTTTCAGCAGCAGGTCGGCCGGGATCTCGAGGGCTGCGCCCACCTGCTCGCAGATCGCACGCAGGAAGGCGTTGAAGCCGCTGGCCGGACGCTTGGGATCCGCGAAGGTTACGTCCTCGCCGGGCTCCATGATGTTGATCTGGCCGGGGCCCATTTCGTACTCATTGGGATCGCGGCTGACCTCCGGCAGCGAGCTCCCCACCTCGTTGAATGGGTTGTCGCTCGAGCCGGCTTCGGTTTTGATGAAGGCGGTGAAGAACGACTCGACGATGGCAGCAGTCAGCTCGCTCTCGGTGTAGCGTCTGAGTTGAAGCAGCGGCTCGATGGCCTGCGCCAGATAGCTGACGCCGCGGTACTGATCCGGGCGCTCGCTGTCCATGATGTGCAGGATGTTCGGAAGGCCGGTGCGGTCTCCGTATGCTTTCACCCGGGCCCACTTGGTCGACGCTGTGCCGAGCTCGAGGGGGTAGGTGCTGCGGATGTGGTACGCCTCGATCATGCCGCTGCCATTCACTTCGACGCCGTCGTAGATGGTGTTGCCGTTGGCAGCCTTGCCGGTTGTCGTCAGCAGCGGGGTGATGACGCCGGAGTCTGTCGGCGTTGCCACGCGGTCGGCTTCGACGAGATGGATGCGCAGAGAGTACGGCATGAGGTCGGTCGGGTCGTACTGCTTGACGACTGCGAACACAT